TGTCTGATCTTCTGCTCCCGGCTGATCAATCATACCGGCTACCTGATCACCAAGGGCTAACTGTTGCATCTGGTCCTGCATCGGAGAGGTCGCAGGTTGGGCTTCAGGGGGAGTAACCTGTCCAACATTAGCCATAGGGTCAGAAAGATCAGGATCAGGATCGGGGTCAGGATCAGTGCGGTTGTCAAACTCCTGCATCTCCTGAATATTTCTTTCTCTTGGCGATAACCGCCCCATGCCACCGCCCTCTTCTAGAGCGTCAGGGGAATCCATTGGCCCTTGATTTTCACCCATAGATAAAGTAATACCTAAACTAGCAGCAAACGCTTGTAGTACAGGGGGTTCGTTTTGCTCTATTAGCTGTACAACCTGCACCTGCGCCTGTTGCGGCATTTGTTCTAGGTTAGCTGTAAATTGATCTTGTGTTATTTCCATAGCTAATACTAATCCTGCTAGTAGTCTAATCGTTTGTTAACGAGTTGCTTATTTTTAAATAGTCTAATTGATTTACCTATTAGGCTGCATATAGGTTCGCCTAACCAGATTGTTAACTTACCAAGAAAAGAAGATTTTGGATACTTAGAAGGGTCTATACGATGTGCAATTTCTACTGCTCTTCCATGTGCCAGTGGTCTCGCCAATGATGTTGCGAGTTTATTGTGTTTCATACGCTCTGCATAGGATATAGCCCATGCCCAATAGCCCTCAAGAGTATCTTGTGAAAGGTTGTTTCTAAAGTAGACAGATGCAACAGAGTACAACTCTGCATCAAGTTTTCCTTGATTTTTTAGCTCGGTACATATAACCCAATCGCCACCGTCACTGCCGTCGCCGCCGTCCGCTTCGCCATAGCCATAACCATAGCCCAGCCCTTCGGCTCCCGGATCGGGAGCGCCGGGAGCACCGGGAGCGCCAAAACCACCACTGACTTGACTATCGCCCCCAAAAGGATCAAATTCGGGCGAGTGATAACCGGGCATCTCTCCGAGATCGCTTGTAGGGTCGCTTCGCTGCCCAAACGAAGCACCCAAAGCAGCCATAGCAGCACTTGCGTTTTGGGCGGCTGCAGAAAAGCCTATATCATAACCCGCTTCTTCCTCACCACCCGGATCACGACCGGCGGCGCTGGATAAGCCAGCATCCATACCACCTAGTGTCTCGTTTTTTATTGCTTCAGTCGTAGCGTGGATTGAAGCAAAGCCAAACGTGTTCATTATTCCACTTACGTGATCTGTTATAGCTTGATCAGTTACATCGTTTACAGTGTCAAACGTATTTCTACCCGTTATCTCCATAGCATACTCTGCCATGCTTACAGCGTCGAAGCTTGGGGATTGACTGTTATAACCTTCTCCCATATTCCCCCCTAAAGTCCGGCCATACTCTCTACCTCTTGCTGCTAGCTGCGCCTGAATGTTCGACCTTATCATTGCAAGGGTTTGTTTGCCCTCCGCTTCCTTTGCCATACTATGAATTGATCCTGCCATACCAAGTTCATTTGCCATTTCACTTAAAGGTTCAGCTTTCACCATATCAACATACGCTGAAGTGTACATGCTGTACAACGCAGCCATAGCAGGGTCTTCTTTAGCAGCTTTAGCAATACCAAAATCTAAACCCGATGCGGCTGGGGGAGCATTGGACAGTTGTTTATCCATTCCGCTTAAAGGATCATTAGCAAGAGATTCAATACCTTTTGAACTAAAATCCATACCCATCTGAAGACCAAAGGCTTCTCCAAACAAAGAGGATAGACTTGCAGAACGCTCAGCGTAATCTGCTATGTCTGCTTTAGTTCCTAGTCCTGCTGCTGAAAGTTGTCCTGCAATATCTTCAGCTATCGCCTCTTCTTCATTAAAAGCGTCGAACCCCGGAGGTCCGTGACCAAGCATACCTGTTATAGCTGAATCTTGAAAACCTTCAAAACTAATGCTACCAACAGTGCCGTCTGGTCCCATAGCCTCTGATAAAGCACCTAAATCAAAACCAACTTGACCAAAGCCCTCTTGTCCTAAATCCATAGATGCAAAGGCACCTGAGATACTTGTGTCACCTGTAGTTGCGTCAAAGGATACTGTCGCGTTAGGAGAGGAGTATACGGAAACAGCAGTGTTTGGCGTTTCAAATGCTGGCGCGGTATACGCCTCAATAGCGGATGCATTTCGAGCTTGCATTCTTCCAGCATAACCAAGTTCTTTCATTGCCAGTTGACTCAGATTAAAGGCCGCTTTTAGTGGTCCCGGCATCATCATAGCTAATAAGCCGGGAGTAGCAATCTGTCCTGTTTTAGCGTCAAAGGCAAAAGTTGCAAGGCCTTGGTTAGTTTCAAAAGAATATAGGTCGGGAAACTGTGTCCCATACGCCATGCTCCTGCCATACGCTTCCATAGCTAATTCAGGATTTGTGATCGTGTTATAAGCATTCTGTGCGAAGTTTGAGATAGTTTTCTCAACATTTGAAAAAATATCAGGTATACTCTTTGCTTGACTAAGAAGACCTGAAACGCCTTTTGCCGCATTTAAACCTGACGTTACCGCAGCAAGCGCCCCCGCAGGGTTATTTATGTCTGCATTTTGAAGGCCCTGAAAGCCACCAAATGCCTGTGCTGCTGATGATAGAGTTTCATTTGAGCCTATTTGCCCTGCAGCAAAACTTCCAAGGCTACCCCCCGGACCAAGAGCGCCAAAAGCCCCACCAAAAGCAGAGGCAGCAAAAGAAGGATCGCCCAAAGCAGACAAATCTCCAAAATCTCTTGAAGAGCCTATTCCTTCAGTATCAAACCCGCTTGCTGATCCCGTGCTAACATCTCCAGAATCCCCGCTATCGGTTACGCTTGTAGGCGCAGGAGGCCCAAAAACTTGCTGAAATTGGTTTTGTGAACTATCTCTATCTAAAAAAGGACTAGTTAGCGTACTAATATCGCTTGCTACACTAGAAGCTGTTCCTAACACTCTATTGATACTGTTGAGGTCCATCTCATCAATGCGTGTCTGTGCGCTACTTCTAAAAGCATCTACACTGCTAGGATCAGAAAAGTTTACCTCATCAAGAAGATCACCAAATAAGTCTTGAATAGCAATCTGAGATGTAGAGGATGTTGTTACAGAAAGATCGTCTTTCTTGCGTTTTACACCAAGACCTTCAATTGCAAGAGACTGAGAACCACCACCTACATCTATGGTAGCTTCAGGAAGAGCTTCCATAGTTACAGGTTTAGCAGAGACGGATAGACTTCCGCCGCTCAGTGCTTCTTCAATATTAGTTGCCACGTTTACTGTATTCTTTCTGCTGCGTGTTAACCTGCGTCTTCAGGGATAGGAGGTGGTCCACCACCTGCACCTTGCCCTGCAGCAAGCGCATCTCTAAGTCCGATTTCTCCACCGCCAGCAGGGCCTGATGGCGCTCCTTCAGGTCCGCTAGGTAGTCCTGCAGACTGTCCCATGCCGCCTGATTGTTGACCAGCGGCAGCAGGGTCTGGCATGTTTCCTTGTTGAGCATTTAATCCTCTCAATACTTCTGCAAAGATTTGTGCATCATTGATATCATTTACCAACAAATCAGGATCAATGTCCTGTGCAATGGCTAGCTCACGTACAAGGTTTGGAATCTTGATAAACGGAGCGAGCATTGGATTTGCCACTGTTTGTAGCAACGCAGTAAGGCGTTGGCTGCGAACTTCTTTCTGCATGACTGCAGAGGTTCCCTGCGGCTTGATTTCCAAATCTCCCTGTATCTCAGGACGGTCATCAGTAAACTGCATATTCCAAAAAAACATGCACTCACCGAGCGGCTTGAGAAGAAAGTCATCAACATTTTTAATAACTGTTTTTACGCTTAGATTAGCACCGCCCATCAACATGCTAAGTCCCGCAGCGGTACGTCCTGTTCCAGACACACCCGTTTGACCGTGCATGATGCTAGGTAGCCCTGTCTCTTCATCGGCTAATTGTCGTGCAGCCTGATACATTTGTATGTTTTCACCAGCAGTATTGGGAAACTTAACAGCGTTAATAGCTGTACCAGTAACGCCAGACTGCCGCCTAAACACTTTACCCGGATAGATATCATAGTTCTGTCCGGGTACAAGGGATGCTTCATCTACATCAAATACTACATTACCAGCTAATGCAAGATTGTCAATAGCCATTCTTACATGACCATTCATTAGTAGCTGGGCGTCTTCCATGTTCTCTGGTATGCCTATACCAAACAACTGATAGGGGTTAATTTCATATGGAGTTGTAAAGTAAGGAATACGATATGGTACAAACGGATTTAGAACTAATCGTAGCACCTCGTTACCACATATCCATGCGTTTACAGGAACCTCTGAAAGATCGTCCACTTCCATAGGGATGCCCATATCACGCATAAGATCGCTGTCTAGATTGCCCCAGAACTCAAGAACTTCATACCTGTCAACAGCGGCTAAGTCTTCTAGGCTCTCTGCACGGATAGTGTCTTCAAAGTATTTATCCGTGTAGTTAGGACCGCCACTAAGACATTTAGCAATGGCCTCACCATTAAAGAATGGTTTGTCCATCAAGTCACGCATCTGCGACCTGTTTAGTCGGTGGCGCTGTACTACATAGGAACAATCATCCACGTTAGTAGCGGTGGGGTCTGGGTAAAAGTTCCAGCATGAAACCGACTCAAGCCGAGGTACAAGCTTCTTGTACGGGCTGTAGTTCTTTTCGTTATCCCAGCGGTGAAGAGTTTTACTTTCATTGAGCGGTCCCTTTACAATACCCGTGCCAAGAAGGGCGCACTCAAACAGGGAGTGACGCAAAATATTCGTGGCATTGTTCTCATGCAACTGATCATGGATGAGCTTTTCCATGTGCCGCGCCGTCTCACGCGAAGGAGATATCTGTGGTTCGCCCATGCGACTTGGGCCTTCCTGCAGATCAACTCCCTCGTACTTGTCGGCTAATCCGGCTAGAGGAGAAGCTTCTGTAGCCCCCGGTGCCATGTCCCGGCCATCGCCGGGGAAACCGTAGGGGTCTTCAACAGGCTCTTCTTGTTGCTGTGGAGGCATAGGGACTTTACTAAGATGTGCAAACTCTGCTACACCTTCAGGCACAGGGCTAGGCTCAACAACAATTGGGAACTTCTTGTTTGCAAAAAGAACGTCAATTATCTGCCCATATGCAGCCAGAACTTTTGTCTTTGTAATCTTAACAAAAACTTTACTGTTCTCAGACTCTCTAAACTGAGTAGTTGAGTCGTAGATACCTCTAAAGTTCTTGTAGGCTTTTAGCCAGCGTTGTTCATGCTGGTAACGGCCATGTTCAGCTTCTTCAAACTTTGACTTAACAGTGCCAACTACGTTAGTAGAAGCGTCATCAACAAAAGCAGCCGCTGTGATATCGCCTAAAGGTGAATCGTCCATAGGACTTCCTTACTTAGTAGTCTTTTTCGTCGGCCATACGAAATACAGCCGGGTCAACCGTATTGCTTTTCGGACGAGGCATATCAACATTCAGAGCATCGCGGTCAATCTTACCGACAAGCATCTGATCTAGTCCTTCGCGGTGCAAAGAACCTTCCGGGGCGGCGCTTAGTTCGCCCTGTTTCTTCATCATGCCCATGATGTAGTCTTTACCATATGCGTACATAGTTTTTCCTTTCTGTAGCTATTGGTTCATAAAAGAGGTTCTGCTTTTTACCTCTTCCATAGTTCTCCCCCTTAACTCACTCTCTGGGGGGACTAATTCTTCTCTTTTAGCTTCTTCCATCATTCTATCATATTCTATTTCAGAAAAAGATGATCTAGCTGTAGGCGTTGCTGCTGCAGCTTCCTCTATTGCTGTTGCTGCTAAACCAACACCGGGAACAAGAACTTTTAGTCCTTTTCTACCGCCACTCTTAATAATGTTTAGTAGGCGGCTAGTCCTTTCAGATACTGGCTTATCAGGAGTTGCTGCTTGGGGGCCAGCTATCTCTGGCACTGATCTAGCACCGCCGGACATACTTTGAATGTCAGGGTCTGCACTCAGCTTTCTAATGACTAAAGGTTGATTTTCCCCTCCAGCGTCTAACACTTTTAAACCTTGCTTATAATACTTCTGACTAGGTTTAATGTACTCTGGCACATCAGCATCTGACAAACGAGATGGCCCTACCTTTCCTGATACTTCTTTATCAGCTTCTAAATAACCTGTAAAAAACAAATAGTCCTTAATGTCCTGCATAGCGTCCATAGATACTTTAGGATCAATCTTACGAGCTTCGTTTACAATCTCTGTAAAAAGATTTCCCTTATCACCCTTGCTAACAGCCTTGCCCATCGCCTGTTTAAATGTATTAACGTCGCTGCGTACAATCACTGCTCCTCTTGCTCTTCGCGAAGCTTCACCCCGATTTGGCTCTACAGTTTCTCCCCCCGGTACAGGCGGGCTACCCTCTGTCGCCACCATTTGATTATAGTTGTCATATACTTTGCCTGTACGTTCTGAGGTAACTTTATTGGCTAGCGGCGGCTCATCACCACGAATGGCTCTAGTCTGATAGTAGGTTTTTCTAGATTCACGTAACTGTTCATCCATATTTTTTGTAGGGGGTACTTCCGCTGGTAGTTTATCGAGAACTATACTAGGAAGCTCAGTAACTACTTTTCCTATTTTTCTTCCTATTTTTGTTGTACCACTCTTTGTTTCTTTAAGGTGCTTTTTACCCTCTTCGCTTATTTTTAAATGATAGGGGCGTGTTCTGTTAGGGTCATATATTATTTGACCATCTGGATCAACACCAACTGCAAGGGGTACTCCCTTTGCTTTTTTTGTATCTACAAGTGGCCTTCCTTGGGTAGATTTTCTATTCCGTTCACTTTTTGGAAGCTTACTAAGTTCCTTATCTAGGTCTACAAGATCAGGGTCAGCATCCTCTAGCCAACCTCTCTCATACAGCAGTTGGATATACGCATCCTGTATTTGAGAACTGTAAGCAAGGGTTTTTGAGGGTTTAACTCCGTCGAGTGCTTCTTGTATTGCTTTAACGTTATCGTAGAGTTCTATATTAGGAAAAAACTCTTGTGCAAGCTCTGCACTGTACTTGTGAAGTCTGCTATGGACGCGCCTAAGACTAGTGTTATTACTTTTTGTAGGCAGAAGATTTTTTTCTGTGGCCTCTTTAAAAGCCTCTACATTTCTTGCTGTATGTTCCTTGGCTGCTAGTCTAGGGTTATCTATAAAAGTTTTGTTAGCTCCTCCGTCAATCTCAATCTGGGCTAATAGAAGAGTAAGCCCCTCATCTGAAAGCTTTATACTTTGGGAGGCTAATCCTTTTCCACTCTTAGCTACTTCAGTAGCCCGTTCAGCAACTTGTTTGCCGGGACTAACACCAGCTTCTATCTCCGCAGCAGAAGCGCGTCTTTCTGGTAGCATATCATTAAGGCTAAGATTTTCAGGGGCTTCTATTCCTGCTTTAGCTGCCTCTACTCTAAAATCCATAGCGAGACTAGTAGTCAGCTTTTTTCCTAGCTTTTTTTTAAAAGACTCAAGATCATCAGGGCCAAAAGAAGACCTGTTTTGATCTTTTATCTCTTTAATTACCGCTTTAAGAGCATCTGCTTTTTTCATTCTTAGTAACCAAACGTAGAGTCAAATGCTTTAGGCTTTGCTTCTTTCATCTTATTCATCATAGAATTAATAGTTAGATGACCTCTTGCGCGGGTCATGCACATGTATCGCAAAGCATCGTAGGCGTGGTCATCTGCTTTCGTATCTACATCTTCAGGGTTTGTCTTTGACAGAGGTAGTCCTGAGAGAGTGCGTATCAGATGGGTACACGTAGAAAGTATCTTTATCTTTGGCTCGCCTGTAAAATCATCAACCCTTAACCGGCTGTGCAACTCCAGCTTACCCGCTATTCTGTTTCTATCAGAAGGAGTAAACCTAGCACCTCTACGAATAAGGGTTTCTGCAATGGAAGGGCCAGTACCTGTCCTGTTCCAGCAAGAAGCGTCAAGCACAGAGTAATACATGCCGGGGTCATCCCCCTCTAGGCTTACGATAGTATTTGCCAGCATCTCTGCCGTTTGGCCCTTGCCGTAGAACTCCCTGTAAATCCACAGAGTATCATCCCAATCAACTGCGCCCCACAGAACACA